AACGGCCTTCCGAAACCGTATATACCTGCGCGCCGCCTCCGGCATCATCAGCCTTGAGAACCTTCATGCCAGATGCGATATACGAACCGCCGCCCGTGCTGTCCCTGTCATATCGCGCCAGCCCCGTATTGAAGGAATCAAGGTTCGGCGGCTGCTCCTTGGCCCGCACAACACCATCATCAACAGTATGGACGGGGAAAAAGTCACCGTCTTCGCCGTCCCCGTCGAATCCCCAGCTTGTTTCCACCGCAAGACGCCACGCGCCGGGTTCTCCTTCCCCGTCTGTGCCTTTGGCCGGATTACGCAAGGAAGGGTCTTCAAGCTCACTGACCACCCGCTGTTTCAGCCTGACGCCAATGGAAACGGTGCCCGTGGTCGGAATGATGAACGTCGCAGGGGCAACCCCCCGAACAGCCCCGGAAAGATAGATGGCGCCGGATTGCGCCTGCACTTCTCCGGTTTGCGCGTTGACTGCCACCTGTGCATCGCGGATAACATCACCGTCCGAAAAAAGTGCGTCCGCAATGCTTTTCAGGCGGTATGCAGCCATCTCCTGAACATCATTCAGCTCACGGCCTTGAAGAACATAGCCGTCGCGGTGCATGATGCGTTCAAACTGCTTGTCAGCGTCAAACGTCTGATAGTAGTTTTCCGCCGTAACTTTTTTTGTGGATTGCGCCATGTCTGCACCTCTTTAAATGGGCTGAACGAATTCAACGGACTGACGCACGGACACGGAGCGATTCACCGGTTTATCCAGTATCTGCGCGCAAAACATCATGCCCGCGTCTGAAAACTGGTCCGGCGTGAAATAAAGCTGCCCCGCCGGGCGGTCTTCCTTAGGCTTGCAGTCCATGTACAGCGCGATTTCCCGCACTACGGCATTGGCCGCGTCCTCAAAATCATAGTCCGCACGAATATACAGGTAGGGCGTGGGAACATCGCTCAAGCTGTATCGCGCCGTCTGCAGATCGCCTTCCTCCGTGCTGGCCACAGGAATGACTATGCTGCCAGCATCGTCCGGGGTGCAGAAAGCCACCACGGAAGGTTTGCGCCGTCCCAACTCATTGACCAGCGCCTGCGCGTTGACCAGGGAAGGCAGGTCTTCTTTCTGCATCGCATCCCAGGACGGGTCGCCGCTTCCCCACGCCAGAAACAGGGGACGCGCGGCCATGGCTTTTGCCATAGCCTCCCGTCCGGTATTGGTGATGGTTGTGAGCATATTTACCCCTCTATCGTTGAAATATTGAAAAAGCCGGTGTAGTCCCACCAGCGCCTTGAATCCCATTTTCCCGACCAGCTCAAATCGCGCAGGGGACTGCCGTGCGCGGTTATTGTTTCAGCCCGGCACACGCCAGTGTCCGCCGGGGCACAGGGCTGAACCGGAACGGCCAGCATCGACATTCCCCCGGAATGAGCTTTTCCGGGTGCAAGCGCCCTGGCGGGGAGAGACCGTAGTTCCGCAAGCCCGGCCTGACCTTCATACGCCGTCCATGAGCCAGCCCACGGCCCTGTCCAGCCGTTTTCGTCCAGACGTTCTCCCGGCAACTTGAGAACTGCGGACAAACCGCACCGGCCCGGCGGCAACGCCAGCGCCGGAACAGACAGTTGTGCCCGCTGTTGCTGGTAGTCCAGCAGCAGCACTTCACGCCTTACCGGCCCATGCACGGATAAACGATAGCTGCCCAGGCGTGGCGAATTGTCCACGACAACAGCAGTCCGGACTGCGCCAAGACGCGAATTCAGGCTGGAAAGTCGGTTGGCCCGGCTGGACAGAACAAGCTGTGACCGAGCAAAAGACAAAACACGGGTCTGCATGGGAAAACCAAACCGCGTCCAGCCCGTGGTTTCTTCCCACGGACCTTCCCAAGGCCCTTCCCACGGATGGGACGTGATAAGCCTTTCCGCGTTCTGAACGCTGATAAGCTCCGAAAAAACGAACCCGTGCCTGCGGATGTATTTGTCGGAAAGACGGGAACGGCCCAGCACAAAAGCATTCAGGCGGCGCACTCCCTGGCTTGCATACAGGGCGCGCAGGCCGCTTTGCGCCGCTTGATGAAGGATGTGTTCACCCTGAAAGCCGTACCGCATCCCAAAAGAAACAATCGTGTCGTCGTCACCGGCTTCGGGCGCGATGACACCGGACCAGTGCGATAACCAGCCGGAACCCAGCTTCGGCCCGACGCCAAGGACTATAGGCCGCCGGTCATAGCTGTCGTTGTACACACGGAAAAAATAACTGCGCGCGGCCTTGTATTCATAAACAAGCCACACCAGCGTTTTTAGGCTGTTTAATTGAGCTTCTTGGTCAATGTAGCTGTCCGGCGTTTTGAGCCGCACCATAAATTCAGCCCAGCGCGTGGGGCTGAACTGGCGCATGTTTTCCACGGATTCCACATCAAAGCCGTAAAAGCGCAAAATCTCCGGCAGACCTTCCGTTTTGCCGCCAAGCATATGCCATGCGTAGGCATGTACAACCCGCGAACGGTATTGTGCCGCCGTTTCGGTGACATGGCGGATAATGCCGCGCGAAAGACCATGCTCCGGCACCATACTTTCATCACACCGGGCTGGAAGCCATTGGTCACGCAGATACAGCGCGTCCTCGCGGGCCTGCTCCATTCCCTGCGCGGTGCCGTGGGCAAGCGCCTGAACGGGGCCGGGCTTCTGAATAGGCCCCCAATGAAGAATATTCTTAAAATAGCGCCACAGTGCGCCCATTAGGCTTCCTCTGCCATCCCGGCGGTCAAGTTCAAGGAAGCAAGAACCGCCATGCCGCTTTTGGGCACGGTGACATCCGTCAGCGCCCAGGTGACGCGCTTGACGCCCTGAACACCCATGACCACAAATGTCAGCAAGTCCAGAGTTACGTCCTGGCCGATGGCAAGCGGCTGCACGTCCTCATACAGGCTTTTATCCAGGAACAGCGACTGCAGACGCAGTTCAGCCGTTGCTTTCGCAAGGTCGGGGTCAACCTCCACACACTACAACGCACCGGCAATGGCCACACTTACCGGGTCCGGGCCTTTCACCAGCCAGTCGTCATTGATGGGCGTTTTGGGGGAAATCGCCTCCCGCACCTTTCCCAGCAGCGCCTCGGTAGGAATGATGGCCGCGCCGCGCACAACAATATCCACAGTGCCCTGACCGCGCGGATGCCTGTCGAGAATAGAAACGGAACTGACCCCAGGCACCCGTAACGCCCACGCCTTATAGGCATATTTGGTGACGCCGTTGTTGGCCCTCCATTCCAGATCATACCGCTCCTGTAGCTGCTCGTCGGTTTCCTGGTCCGCGCCTTCGCTGGTCAGCCAGCCGGATTCATTTATTACGCCTGATATGCCCGGCACGGGCGTCACCAGCTCGCAGATCTGCCCGACACTGGCATTGGTGGCCGCGCCGTATTCCTCGCTTTCAACCGGCACGGCCACCTGTACGGAATCAGCGGGCAACACCACATCCGCTGTGGTGACGTAACGGTAGATAGCGCCCGTACCGTCCGGTAGTGTCCGAACAATACGTCCGGCTGGAACGCGCACATTGCCGCCCTGGTAGTTGCTGTCGCGCAAAAATTGCACAAGCCCGGAGGATTTTAGGGCCGGGCGGCGTTCAAGGCCCACTCCGTCAGCATGTACGTCCAGCCATTCGCCGGTGGCATGCCTGGGCACGGCCTGTGCCAGAAGGCGTTCAAGAAGTGAATAAAGCTGCCACAGCCCCCAGCATACAAGCTCAATGAACCCGCGCGCGATGCCCTTGTTCAGATTGAGGCGGCGGGGAAGATAGCCGGAAGCGGCAAGCGTATCCTGGAAAGATTCTATCCAGCCGTAAACGCTGCTGCGGATGTCATCAATGCTGCGAGAGATGCGCGGCAAGGCTTTCGGAGTGCGGTTTGACATCGGCAATCACCATCTCCAACGTGGTTTTATTGGCCTGCATCACCAGATTGGTGGGGCTGTCCTCATCAATGAAACGCCATGAGGCTTCGGCGGTAATGGACCTTTCGTCCCAGGCCGTGACCGAACACGTCACCGTGCCGACGACCACGCGCGGGTCCAGCTCCACACGAAGAATGACTTCCGCCTCAAAAGCGGCGCGTATCTCCGGCGTGGATTCTTCCAGGATGTATTCATGGAGCAGACTGCCGAACTCGCTGTCGTAAAACAGGCTGCCCAGCGGCGTGAACAGGCGCAGGGCTATATCCTGCACTCCGGTGGCCACGCCGTCGGTCAGCAAAAGTTCACCGCTGGCGGCGACTTTGGCTTGCCCTGTTGCGTCCAGGGCTATATCCTGGCCCCACAAATCGGTTTTGGCTGTGTCACTCATGGGGCCAGACTAGCCCGGAGTGGAGAAACGCGCCCGGCATGGGCGCAAACGGCGCAAGGAAAAAAGAAGGGAAATATGAGTGAAAAACAGGAAATAGAACAGCATTTTTCTGAAAAAGTTATTGCAAGCAAATTGAGCATCAAAATAGGTAAATTCTCTATTGAAGCGGAAGGAGCTTCAGCAGTAGCAATAACAAATTTATTCCCAGAATATGTACCGAAACTTATTGAGATAATGGAAGCAAAGAATAGCCACGAAGGTTGGAAAATATTTCGTTCTTACCTTGACCTTCTTCTTTCAGATACCCCCACCACTCCGACTTCCGGCGGAGCTGTTGCCACTGACGCTAAGGTTCCCGGTAATAACACCATCCCCGGTAATGGCGGCGGGGCCGCTTAACGTATAGCTGCCTTCGTGCTGCCGGTGCGCCCGCTCGAAGGAGGTGCCGATTTCCCCGCCCGTACCCGTGGCTGTTTCGTTCCCTTCCCGAAGAATCTTCGGCGCACGGTACGTTAGCTGTTCACCGGCTTCGACCAGGGCGTTTTTACCGGCAACAATACGGGCATCATTCCCGCAATTGATTATCCAGGATTTCCCGGCCTTGGTGTCCACGTTTTCCGGGGTCAGCGTCACCACCTGTTTTTTTTGGTCGATGCGGATTTCAACGCCCGGTTCAAGCTGAATCACAAACTCGTTCAACTCCGCCGCTGGGGCGTCACCCCCCGCATGGCGGAAATTGGTGATGGTCGGATATTGCGGGTCGCCATCGTAGTAAGACAAATCGCAGAGAGTTCCCACCACCGGCGGGCACACCACGCCGCGCTGGGGGCCAGCCCCCAGCACGGGAATTTCCACCTTCGGCACTACCGGCTCC